ACCTTGGGCTATTCTCTCCTAAGTTGGCTTCCCTTAGTTTTCTTTTGTGCTCTTCGGAGAACTTACATCCTGATTTAGCTTCACTTATTTTCTTCCCTACTTCCTCTGGACGAATTTCCCCCTTTCTACCCTCAGATTCACATTTCTTACCACAGTATTTTCTATTCTCTTTTCGATAACACTCAAAGGTTTTTCCACATATAAAACAAATTTTTACTTCTCTTGACAACCTCTTTCTATTCTCATAAAAACATTCTTTACTACAAAATCTCTGATTTGAATCTACCCTACATTCGTAGATTCGAATACACCTGGAGTAAGAACACATCCTTAATTCTCTTGATTTTCTTTTTCTACCCATTAACTAAATCACTCCATACTAATTGAAGTAATATCCACATCCTCAAGCCGAGCAATCTGCTGGAAACTAGGAATGATATTTGAATTAGCATCCTGAGCATACCTAACAAACGCTGAAGCCGGAGTCGGACTTATATCTACAGTCAAAACCCCCGTACTATAGTTAATAGTCCCTGATATTCCAGAAGCAGTAAATGTTCCACTTCCTGATCCACCATCCACATCTCTACACTTATACACTCCATTTATAAACAACCTTACTGTTTCTGGTTTTACATTTGTAGCATCTAGTGTAGCACCAAAATCGTGAATGGAATCATAATTACTACTCAACACCTTCTTTATCTCCAGCGTCATACTAGTATATGCTACGCCATCAAGATCATGTATTGCAGATATAACTTCACTGTACTTTAGGATTGTTCCAAGTTTAACTGTATCCCCCAGCTTAAACTGGTCTTCCAGAACTCCAGAAATATCTGATCCAGTTTGGGATATTGAGTAACCTGTGGTAACTTTCACTATCAAAGTTGGAATAACCAGTAAATAGACTGGTGTAACAAATTCGTACTTAACTGTTAACATAGACTTGTTATATATATAGTCGGACAAAGTATCTTTGAAATCATCATCTGGAAGTTCCCACTCTTGGAGGATAACAGACATCTTAACTTTATTTAACATTTCATGAACAGCTGAAACTGGTGGTACAGCAGCCGCAGCTTCCTCATTCTCTCCCCAAACATTGGCATCAGCTACTCCAGGGTAATTTTCGAGTATAGAAATAAAATCTTCCTTGGTAACTGCTCTATCCCCAGTTTTGAAAACCCTTGGGGCCTCATATCTAATTTCTTCAATATCTTCAGCTTCATCACCACCAAGGAAAGAACCATTGTTAGTTACTGAAACGTTAGATACTATAGCCCCATCTTCATCATAGATCGTGCTGCTAATCGCTGTTATCTTACCAGTATATGTTACATTCCCAGCTAACCCGGAAGACTTGACATATTGAATAGTAATAACTGAACTACTTTCTGGAGATTTTCCATTTACATCATCCCCAAATTTTACGCTAGTAGTACCTTCCATCTCAGTAATAACCCGGAAGTGCTTATCAACACTACTGCTATAGATAAAGGAATCAACTTTTGTCCACTCAGTCCCACTAATAATAACTCGGAGTGTTGGATTTATAGTACTAGCCGAGTTCTCAACATTTGTATCATTAATCAAATATTCCTGATCGGCAGAACCATCTGAAGTTATTTCCTTTTGAATCAGTTCACCCTGAATTGAACTAATACTAATCAAAGTTTGACCCTTCCCTATCGCTGCACTTTCGTTAGTAATAAACTTTATCCCATCAGAAGTTTGGCATTCCGTATATTTGGGAATATATACATTTTTAGTTAGTATAGATGGAATACTGAAAGTAAGATTTCCTGTAGCAGAAGTCTTTCTTTTTGGCTGGTAATTCAGAAGAGCAACTAGATTTCGTATACTTGATATATTCTTAGCAGTAAGAATATATGATTCTTCAGCTCTTCTTTCTGTGTAAAATAATCCTAAGTTCAGAACATAAGCTAAGAACTCTATCAACATTTCACCGGTACCAGACCGGTAAGTATCTAGCCAAGCTCCTTTGTTCTTTAGCCTATTTTGAATTTGTAAAGTTAAGTCCGAAAAATCATACTGAGTATAGGATAAAAGATTAGCCATTACTCCTCCTCCGATCGAATACTTGTTTTATATTCGTAAAGCCCACTTTGGCCTTTAATAGCAAATGTGATAGTTATGGACAAAAATCCCTGGTCAGGATCTGGATACAGTTGCATATCATCCACAATCACTCGGTCATCCCACTTTTCAATAGTAGTCTTAAGATCTCTTGATAAATATTTTAGTATTGTATCATCAAGAGGCTCAAAAATTGCGTCCATCAAGTTAGACCCGAACTCTGGGAGCATACACCGTTCTCCTTTTCGGGTTCTCAAGATATTATCTATCGAAGACATCACCGCAGCTACATTCTCAACTAATTTGATATTACCTTGAGAATCTTGGATGAGGCGATGATCCAACTCGGACCAGATCACTCCTATACTACTTGTTGTTGCCATATATTATCCTGCATAAACTCCTCTAGAAATCGGTTTCATAATAGCGCCGCAGCTGCTAACTGCACCTTCTGTAACTATCAATTTACCATTTATATATGTCTTCTTAATTATAGGCGTTATAGGAGTAATCCCATGATCTTCTATGTTACATTGGAACAGAGCACCGTTAACTGCTATAATTGCTCCACCAGCAAAGACTGATCCATCTTGTCCTGATGTAATAATCTGTCCTGGATGGGTAGCACCATCACCAACACATGCCACTCTGCGAGCTTTGTAAAAGATTCTCCGGAGAAACTCGGTTGTGCCAAAAAGTGATGTACCTAGTCTACCCAACATCTGGCACCATGTTCACTTTTCTACTATAATCGGTTACTTGTTCTGTAACTTCGCCCTTCTCTACCTGTTGTTTTATTTCAGTCAACCAATCTATTTCTTTTTGAAGTTGCAGTATCCTATCGTTTAATTCATCCAAAGTAAAAATCCAATCCGTCCTTTCATCAACAATAACATTACGAAATCTGCCGGTTGGAACTCCACCCAAATTGACTTCTTGTTTTATCATACTATCTCCTATACTACTGCTAATTCCGCCCAGTAAGGTTGTTCTCCACCCTCTGTGCCATTTCCTGCATTGTAGAGATTTGCTATTTCTTGTACTGTTAGTAATCGATTATAAAGTCGGATGTCATCCAAAGAACCAGTAAACTTAGAAACTGAAAAATTTATATAAATACCAATTCCCAAATCGTCAGTATTATTTATTGAACCAGTTCTTGTTGATATAGAAACTCCTGTATATGCAACACCATCTATATATGGTGTGGCGTTGCCATCTCTATCGTAATTTACAACTATATGATGCCAATTACCATCCCGTAAGTTCCCAGTATAAGAGGAAAAACCCGTATAAGTATACCCACCGGAATCACCCATATAACCACTTAAATAATTAAGGTCTGCTCCAATATACAATTCCCATCCTACAACAGACTCCGTACTTTTGGTTAGAAGTCGCATTGTTCCAGCAGTTGTAGTTTTCATCCAGAATGATGTAGCAAAATCGCCAGTTCCAAAATTCAACAGAGCATTATTGGCAACTCGACCATAATCTACTGCACCGTCAAACTCCAACGCAGTATTTATCTTGCCAGCGACTGTCATTGTATCTGTATGAGCAATAGATACTCCATGTAAGGCATTGCCAGAACTGTCAGCAATAACGTGGTCTGCTGCGTTGTCATTCATTTTGTATTGAGCGACCATTCCTGATGTAGCAGTTGAAGTTGTAGACCACTTGCCAAAGTATAAGGCGGTCTTAGTCGCATTGTTTAAGAGTATTAACTTATTCTGAACTACTGTTCCTGGTAAAGAAGTAACTTGTGTAGTTACTATGCCTGCAAATGTTGGTTGCGAAGTAGTTAATACCGTCTGGTCTTGACCATCCAGATAATGCCATTCATTTGAATCAAGAACATGTCCATCTATACTTATAGAAGTTGCCAGTGCTGCCCCCAAAGTCGGAGTTGTAAAGGAAGGACTTATTAAGGGTGCTTTAAGTGCGAGAGCATCAAACACAGAATTGCCATCAGGAGAATGAGTTAAATCACCATCCGAAATAGATGAAGCAATGCAAGCCGTGCGTGCGAGTGCATCAGTATATTGCGTGATAGTACAAGCAAGCGTCCTGGTTTCAGCAATTGTCCCACCACCGGACATTCCAGTACCAGCAGTTATGGAAACTCCAGAATGGGCAATGTGATTATCAGTTGCATAATTATTTAATGAATTGTGGTCAACACCGGCGGGCAAAACTGTGGCTGAAATTTGTTGTCCGGTTAATGCCAAATCAACACTTGATGTATCACTTATTGTAATATCACCAGTATTTGACCCTGAAGCAGTTCCTCCTCCGGTAACAAGTGTTCCTGTGGTTGCAGGAAGAGTCAATATAATGTCTGTACCAGCTATAACATTTGGTTGTAAAGAAACATTTCCAGATGTAGAACCAGCAAGACGTATAACTCCTAAAGTAGTTCCTGCCAGTCCTATATCCAACAGTGCCCCTGGTGCTGTTGTCTTGATACCAATATTACCAGAATTAGTGTCTGTACTTATCCACAAAGAACCATTTATGTAAAATGGATAATCATAACCAACAGTATAAAGTTCGACTCTTTCAAGGGTGTTTCTCCAACTAAAAGACGCATATTTTGAAATAGATTCCCCAACAAAAATACCATTCCAATCCACATCTTTCTTAAACCACCCTGACCCTATCACGTCC